GAAAAGATTAACATGTTTCTAACGCTAGAATCAAGCACGGATTCGACCATTTCGGGACAAAGAAGTGGAATTAGTGCAAACCTGGCCAACAACCAGAGCTTAAGTGCGGAACCTGTTCAAGAAAGTAACTTGTCAAATACTGGAGCTGGTGCTACCGATGAGGGTAAGACACGGATAGGCGATGAAGAATTGCAAGTCTTACCTGGAAAGTGGATCAGTCGGAGAGTGCAAAATGCGCTACTGAAAAGTAGCGTAAGATTGCAAGTGGCGAATAAGAGTCAAATGAAAGCTGGTGTAGTTATGATTGTTGATGGAGGTGTTAATGACGGTAAAATGTTGTTAGTACTTGGTGTTGACAGTTATGACGGCGTAGGAAAGTGGGGCTTTCCTAAAGGTAGTGTCGATGAAGGTGAAGATCGTAGGGATGCTGCATTTCGAGAATTTCGTGAAGAAGTGGGTTTTGAACTTATGAATAGCATGTTAGTTAGCGAATGGCAGTATCGGAATTTTTATTATGCTGTAGTTAGAGTGCCTTATTTTTTTATTGATATTGAATTGCAACGTGAAGAAGTTTGTGAGTATAAATATGTTGATAGCATTGATACACAAACAAATTTTTTCACGAGAATGTTTAATAAAAGTATAAGAGTAGAGCGATCTTATTATAAGTATGAGCAAGATTCAATGAAGGTGCAGATGGAACGTAGTTTGAGCGAGATAGTCGAAGAGGAAGAATTGGATGATTATTTTGACAACGAAAGTGAAGATGAGTATTGTTGTGCTATTGCTGAAGGGCGAAGGTATAATGGTACGGAATGTGTTCAGTGGAGTTGTATTGGTGATAAAGGTATAGATCGAGTTGATTGGAATTGTACTGGTTACGGTGTTCATATAACCGACCATATGTGGGGTAGGAAGTCCTGCTTTATTACGGGACCTCACACTCATGTATACGGTTGTAATGAATTGTGCTATGTTTGTTATCCAATGAACAGTAGTGCAGTTGATCAAGCTGATGCGAATAGAACTCAGTATTTGTATGATGATGAATGTATTCGTTATTATAATACTTGGTTTGAAAAATTAGCTCGTGATACCGAAAAACGGCGGCAGAAGACGGTCGAAAGGAATGTGGAGCCTATACAAATTATTAATCGTGAACAACGAAGACGTGGTTTGCATAGGTGTCGTGCGTTTAGTGAGCGAGAGTGGAGACAGGAGCTTCAATATCATCTGCATTGTCAGATGCAGAATGGTATTGATACGAGGAGAGTAATTAGTAAGTTAAATACTATCAGTGCTGGTCGCGTTGATATAACGAATTTACGACATTATTTTTCTGCGTTGCGTAAGGGAGAACAACATGCTGTGTTGGTGAAATTGAAGACAACTTTGAAGGACGATTTTGTAAAGACATATTATACTAATTCGAATAGAGATAGTATATGGTTAGCTAATTTATATAAAGATTTTCGGATCGAATGTGAATTGACTAAGGTGTTAATACGAAAGCGTAAGAATGAGAAGTTTTCAGCACAGTTGTTTGGCGATTTGGTAACGAGTTTTAAGGAGACTATTTGTGGAGCTGGGCAATCGATTAAGAAGGTAGCTGGTCTACCTGGTCGTTTGGATGATTTGGCGCAAGAGTTTACTGGTTTAGGAGTGAAGATGAATGCTTCTTTGGATTTTATTTCTAATATTCAGAGCAGTTTTCAGAGCTATAGCACTGGTGCTATGGCAGGTTTTGTGCGATTGTTGACTCAATTCGTTTCGATGGGCATTTTACTTTGTGAGAAAGCCAATCGAACTCCGTTGAATATAGCGTGTTTGTGCGCTAATGCATTGAGTGGTTTGGTACCGCTCAGCAATCTTTTAGATTGTCTGGTCCTAGCAGTTCAGGGTGCATTAGAGTATTTTACAGGTGATATTCCTGAGACGAATTCAGTTTATTATCGGGATGGAGCAGTTATGATTAAGGCGCAGATGGGAGAAAAGGAAAACAAATTGACAAATTTAATCTCAGCTGTTTTTGATATAGTCAAGGGCACATTTTTTTCCTGTTTTGGTGGGATTCCCCAGAATGAAGTGGAGAGTCTCTCGATGTCGACGAAGTTTGTGGCTACAGTGGTTAAGGGCATGAGTAGTGTTAAGAGTATCGTTTTGTTTTTTATGAATATTTTTAGTGAATGTATATCTTATTTTAGTGACTTCCTTTTACAATATTATGGTTATGTGCCATGGTTTTTGAAGGATAAACATAAATTAGATCAACTAGTAGAAGATTTTCGAATCTTTGAGACTGAAAATGTTTATGAAACGAGCAAACGTGATATTTTTAAAGCTGCCTTTGTTAGGAGCTTGTATACACGTATAACGGATTTGGAAGCAGCATTAGGAAAGAAGGTTTTACAACGTGATAGAGTCACTTGTATGCCTTACGTGCAAGCGATGAAGAATAAGGTGGAGAAAGCTTATAGTACATTGCCTCCCCATTTTAAGGGAGACGTTGGAAGTAAGCGACCAAAGCCTTTTTGGTTGTCGATTTGTGGTCAGCCTCGTATTGGTAAAACAACATGGTTTCAGAATGTGGTGATAAATTGTTTGGCTAAAGAATGTGGTGTGTTAACATCATATCAGGATCCAAGTACTTATTGTCATTCCCGCGAATGTGGAGCAGAATTTTGGGAAGGTTATTATGGACAGCCTTTTACTATCTATGATGATCTTTTTCAAACTTTTACTGATGAAACTTTGGTGAATAACGGAATAAGAGAATTGACAGCGGTGATTAATGATGCGGCGTTTCCTTTGAATATGGCTAATTTGGCTTCTAAAGGTTGTACGTTTTTTAACTCTCCTATAGTTATTTCGAATATGCAGAAAGACTTTGTCGGACAATCATATATCATGAATAAATGTTTGTCTGGTGGGGAACATCTGTTTGCTCGAAGGAACGTAGTAGCGGAATTGAATGTAGACCAGAAGTATATGTTAGCTAATGGTACTTTAGATACGGATTTGTTGGCGAGAGAACAAGCTCTACAATATAAGTCCGGCGACCCTCTTATTTATAAAATTGTTCCTAAGGATGCTTATCATGTTATCTTTTATAACCCGGCGACGGGTAAGGCTTACAACGATCAGAACGTTGGGCCTGCAGTGCCAATGCATTTAGCTATTGATTTAATCGTGGCTTTGTGTAAAGAACACTTTATAAAAGTTGGACAGATAAACGACAAGGTGAATGATGTTATGAAAGAGATGTACGCACAGATGGATCCAGAACTGGAGTCTTTTCAAAGAGAAGAAGGTAGTGAAAGCTTCTTCTCCGCAGATGACCAATTTGAATTCGTTGATTGGGAAAGAGTACTGTTATTATATAATGGTGTTTACTTAGGCGCTATATTATTAAATGGAGGATTTTATTCTCCATTAAAAACTATAGTGGTCGCTAGTGCTTCGGTACTAGCAGCAATGACACTTGATCAATTAATAGGTATATATCTTGACTATAAGAATAACGCAGTTGATAGACTGTTAGTTCGTTCTTATATAATCGGACATGTAGCTTGCGATTGTGGCAGGTGGCTTGGAGAATGTTTAGAGACATTCGAACAACAGGCAGAGAAAATTTTGTGCTATGTCAAGGAAGGTACTCATACTTGTTGTGGGACTTGCTTTGAGCTGTTGGACAGAGCTATGGTTTTCGTGAAAACGGAAACTACTAGTTTTTGTACTGCAGTTCGAAGTAAGTTTCATGATTGGTATGATTCCTTCCATTCATTTATAGCAGATAATAAATGGTTATTATTGAGTACTGTTGGTGCTATGATAGGCACCGCGGTAATCATGTATAAACTTTATTGTTCGCGAACAAATGAAATTGATGTAATGCAAAATTCGGCGCAGTCTCATGAGAAGGGGACTAGGAGAGCGAAACGGAAGAACAGACGAGAAAATAAGACTAAGAAACCGTCTCATGGAATTCATGAGATAGATGATAAGCCTTGTGTAGTCGGCTGTGCGCAAGTTTACAATGAACAGAACCAAGTTTCGGAAAAATTGATTGATAGAGCTTTATTGCGGGTCTCAATTTTACTGAACGATACTGGTAAGTTATTGGAAACAAATAGTCACGAGAGCGCGTTGAACGTGGCGGGAAACATTTTGATGTTTCCTAAGCATATGTGGCATAGAGTAAGTGAACTCGTGAGAGTTTATGATGCACATAATGCGAGTGAACGAACGAAGGAGACGAAGCGGTGTGTTAAAGTGCTGTTGCGGTTGCGTTGGGATGATTCGAAATCAATAGATGTACCTGTCGAAAGCTTACGTTATCTAGATCCTTTGGAGCTAGATGATTGCGGGCATTTGAAAGATATATGTTTTGTTCAAATCAAGGGCTTGAACGCTGGTAGAGATCTGAGTGGTAAGTTTATCTCATATGAGGATGAGGTTTCTTGCACTGGAGCGTATCTCTATGGAATTAGGTCTAAAGCCAAAAGTTTGAGTGTTACGCCAACTGTGATTACTTTGAATAATTGTACACTTATTACAAAAAAGTGTTATACTAGTTCAAAGTACTCATTAGATGGTGCGACAGATCCTATTTTTGGTAAAAGTCTTAGTGACGTAGATTACGTGGTCTCGGAATATTATCAGTACAATGCACCTACAGTCTATGGAGATTGTGGGATGCTGTTGATGCATGCTGATAGTAAAGTGAATGCTAAAATTTGTGGTATACATGTTGCTGGAAGTCAAGATAAACAAATAGGTTTATCTATACCCCTCTATTCAGAGGATATAGAAGATGTAATTGAATATTTTGGTGGCGATGATGTGATACGGCGTGAAGGTCAAATGGGTGTCTTGAGTCTTGAAGAAGGAGTTTCTCCTTTTCATAGAGACGTTAAGAGCACCGAGTTACGCGTGTATGGTACTGTCGGTAAGTTAAATATCGATGGTAAGGATTACGACGTGAAACGTAGAATGGCTGATAGTTCAAAAATTACGAGAAGTGCATGTTATGATGTACTGGCGGATAACCTAGGAGAAGCTAAAAGTGCTCCGGCACAAATGCGTCCTTTTATGAAGGAAGGCAAAAAAGTTTCTCCTATGCTTAAAGCTTTGGAAAAAATGACTCGTTTTGGGAAATATTTAGACGTTGAAGAGCTTGATGAAACTATTCAACATGTGGCCGACTCTATTAGGAGTTGGAATTCACCACATTTGGATGACAAGCGCCTCCTTACAGACTATGAGATGGTAAACGGCTACGAAGGATTAAACCCCGTAGACATAACTACATCTCCTGGCTTTCCTTTCGTATTAACACGAAAGAGAGAGGGCAAGAAGGATTACTTCGACGTTAAGAAGGATATTTCCGGAAAGGATCGTTATTATCTTAAAGATAATATGCGCGCTTATTTGGATAAGCGCGAAGATCTAGCGAGTAACGGTATCATTAGTGAGATGTATTGGACAGATACATTGAAAGATGAAACACGACCGTTGGCGAAAGTTGAAAGTGGACAGACAAGGCTTTTTCAAATTGGACCCATGGACTTGACATTATTAACTCGAAAGTATTGTGGTAAGTTTATGTCCCATTGTCAGAGTACCTATTTAGATGGGGAAATGGCAATTGGGATATCTCCTTATAGCGATGATTGGGATATGATGTGTAAGAACATGATGATTTTTGATAAATTCTTGAATGGCGATTACAAGCATTATGATGCTAGTATAACTTTTCAGCTTGGTGAAGCGGTTGCGGACGTTGTGAATTTGATTTATGATGATGGACCTTTGAATATGCGGATTAGAAAAACATTGATTATGTCTTGTTTTTCTGCGGACCATTTGGTTGGCGATACTGTGTATGAAGCACTACAAGGACATCCTTCTGGTTGTGCTCTGACGGCTATTCTAAATTGTATAGTTAATATGATATTAATAAGAATAGCTTTTAAGAGAACAACTGGTATGTCCTTGGATGTGTTCCATGACTTGGTAAAGCCAAAGTTTTATGGTGACGATAACTGGGTTGGTATTCATAATCGTATTCAAAGTATTTTGAATATGTTTACGTATACAGCAGTTATGGCAGATCTGGGCTTTGTTTATACAAGCCCTGATAAAGGTGAAATGACGGTAAAACTTTACGATGCCGATAATATTTCTTTTTTAAAGAATAAAATTTGGTATTGTGAAAGTTTGGGTGGTTTCTATCTTGGTAAGTACTTGGCCGTACTTGAGATGGAAACTATAACGGAAATCGCACGTTGGAGTCAATCCGATGCGGAAAACATGTTAGATCAGATGAATCGATTTAACATGTCGTTGTATTTTGTTAAAAACCACGGAAGAAGAGCATTTGACAATTTAAGGAAAATTTTCTTGAAATGTATAGATGACCTTCGGAGAAGAGGCTTTGGTATTGAATATAAAGACCTCTTCCATTGGCAACACGTGATGATGTTGCAACACCCCGAATACAAATTAAATCTAAATCGTACTTTGTTAGATGTTGTGAAAGATAATGAAGCAGTGTTAGATTTACTCGGCGACTGGGAAGTCGGAAAACTATTCACACAGAGTTCTTTAGATAGTAGTTACCAGAACTCTTGTATCTCTACTAACAATGAATTGAATGATAAATTGAATGAAATATTGAATGAATTGCGTGAAAATAAGAATTTTGATATATATAAACGAGAAATCGTTTCTATATGGCAGAAATTCTTAAATGAAGAGAATGAAAATAGCGTTGTCATTATTAAAAATGAGAATGCGCGCGATCGCAGGTGGTTGAATAGACATGCGGTCGAAGCTCATTGCGGCGAACTTGTGCTTCAAGCACAAGTAGGCGATGAGCCGGTGTCAGTTGTGACGGAAGGTTTAACGACCTTTGAAGAAAATGCAGTTGAGACGACGGAAACAATTAGTACGACGGGTTTGAGTAGTGTAGCGTATGCGGCTTCTTTAGAGAAGTTCATATTGCGACCCTATTTGTACTCGTCTATTAATTGGACGGCTTCTGATGTACCATTTACCAATTTGTTGACTATATCATTACCCAATGATTTACTGAATGCGGTGGATACTCTCAAGAGTAAGGTCGAAAAATTTGCTTTTTGGAGACCATCGTTTGAAGTGACTTTGCGGGTTAATGGTACTATGATGCACTATGGTAGGTTGGTATGTTATTGGCTGCCACAAGCGACTGGTTTGTCACCTGCTTATAAAGATACAAGATCTGGCTTTACGGGTAATTTTATACAAGTGGACGCTAACGGTTCAAACGTTGCTAAACTTGTTATTCCTTACACGCATTATCAAGATTGTATAAACGTGGGTCATGTGAATGTTGATGTAGCTACGGTCTATATAGATGTAGCAGCAGCTTTAAGTAGCATTACAGCAACACCAGCATCGATACACGTGGGTGTCTTTATAAGGGTTACAGAACACGGTCTGAAAGGGTTCAATTATTATAATGATTGGACTACTCAGATGGGAGAAATGGGAGAATTGAAATGTCAGATGTATAGTGAAGTCGCGAGGAAAGCTCGAGACTTTGCTGGCGCGGTGATGAATGTGACTTCCTTGAATGCATATGTACCACCCATGAGACGATTAGCTGGTATGGCATTGAATGTTCTAGATTTTTTAGGATTGTCTAATCCCATAAATCTGGGTGTTACGACTTCTATGCAAGTACGACAACCGTTGTATATGCATGGGGTTGATACTCCAAATTCAATCAATATGGCTACCGACATGGCGAGTACTATTTCCAAGGATTTATCATATGTAAATAGTTATCCCGGTGAAACTGATATTGTTAATTTTTGTTCCAGAGTGGGTTTGTTACGGTTGGGCTCGATAACATCGAGTTTGGCCACAGGTACAACGTTGGAATCTATAGTTATCACTCCAAGTAATTTTATTAACTCTAGTTATTTGGGACCACCTGATTATACACGGTATAGTGCAGCACCAGTGTGTTACATGTCAAAGTTCTTTACGATGTGGAGAGGTTCTTTTAAATTTACGTTAAGTTTTATTAAAAGTAATTTTCACAACGCTCGTATAAGGATAAGTTATGTACCATATGAGTCTGCAATTAGTCCACCACTATTCGATTCTTTTGCGGAAGACGATGTAGAAGGTATAATTGTTGATTTATCAAATCAATCTGAAGTAACATTCATTATACCCTTTCAACAGCGTAATGACTGGTGTTGGACTAATCCACAGGTGAATTCCACTCTACAGGGTGAAGTTCAAAATTATTCGAACGGTCGGTTAGTTATTAGTATCGTTAATCAACTTACTAGCGGAACTGTTCCTGTGACCCCTATTTACTATCAACTTTTTGTTAGTGCTTGTGAAGATATACAATTTGCACAACCAACTATGAAAGGTATAGAGAGTTCGGGTTATCAGGCTCAGATCGGTGAAATGATTGGTGACGGAGAATGTACTTTCCAAGCTTGTTCGAGCGATAATTTAAGGAGTGTGAAAGGCAAGATACTTGGTATAGATAATGCACACATTAGTAATAATGCTGTCACAACTAATACAATTGGGTCCGCCTTGAATTTATCTAAAATGCTTAGTTATTTATCCACTTCGGTGTTTCTGGAGAGTCGCGGTTACGTGATTTGCCCCAGTGCACCTGGATATATGCGCACGCATGCTACATATTATAACTTTATGTTGCAAATGCAGAGTGTTTTTAGATATTGGAAAGGTGGAGTTCGATTTTCGTTAGTTCCGCTGAGAGCAACAGATACAACGTATGCTGCTTCTATAAACCATAATTATAACGAATCCTATCTTTCATTGGCTACAGGTACAACGCCGTATTTTACAGAACCTCGTGATATGTCTTGTGGGTTAGTAGTTTGTCCAGTATTATCGCGGAATCCATTTGATGTGATACTTCCGTATAATAATATTAGAAATTGCTTTCCCACGCAGACAGGTCAAACTGGCATAACTAATTTGCGTGGTCCTTCACTCGTAATACGAGCGGGGGGACCAGAAGAACCTGAAGCTACTGTTTTGATGGGAGCCGCTGACGATTATTTATTGGGCTTTCAACTCCAGATTCCATTATGTAATGAAATAACAAATTCATAATGAAGAGTGTGATCTAACACACTATAAATAGTTAGATAAGAAAACATGAGAATGATGATGTATTAGATACTCAATAAAAATTACATCCGTTGCTATTAACGACAAAACAATTTAATTATAACAACAAAGGCTTAGCCTTACTTATAGAATATGAAAATAAAGAATGAAACACATATTTTAACCAACAAGTAGGGTTTAGTTGCCCTACACTTTTTAGACGGGAACCCTTTTGGTTCTTCCAGGTTTGCAGTTTTCCCTGGTTTGCGTTGCCACTGTGTAGTTGGGCCCCGG